CTGCCAGCAGGTGGCGCTGGTGAAGCTCCGCCACAGGCTGGGCTCGACCAAACCCAACTATAAGGAAAGAAAATGGCTGACGAGACGCAGATTGAGACGACTGAGCCTGTAGTAGATGCAGAAGCTCCAGTAGTTGAGGCTCCAAGCGAGCCCGAATATAAAGCACACCCAGCTCACGAGAAGCTACTAAGCGAGCTTCCTGAGGCGTGGCACCAGAAGGTTCTTCCACACCTTCAGGAGTTTGACCGCAACGTACAGAAGCAGTTTGAGGAATACGCTCCTTACAAGGAGTTCGTAGAGGCTGGCGTATCGCCTGACATCCTACGTGGCGGAATCAACCTAGCTAAGGCTATTGAGACTCAGCCTATGGACGTGTACGAGTCGCTAACTGCCTACCTAAAGCAGAACGGATTGCTAGCCGAAGACGCTAAGCAGGCTGCTAAGCAGATTATGGAAGATGAGTCTGGCGAGGACTTCGAGGACATCTTTGAGGGCGAGAAGATTCCTTCAGCCTTGAAGAAAGAGCTCGACGAGCTAAAGCAGATGACTCAGCAGCAGCAGGAATATCTATACAACCAGCAGCTTGAAGTTGAGACTCAGAAAGAGCTTGCAGCTCTAGAAGCTGGCATGAACGACCTGCGTTCTAAGTACCAGATTTCTGAGGCTCACGAAGTCGCAATCTACGACATCATGAATGCTGCAATCAATGCTGGACGTGATATCACACTAGAGCAGGCAGCTAAGCAACTAGCTGGCATGATTCCAGGTGGCTTCCAGTCTGTAAATTCTGTAAAGACTTCCGAACCCGCTCCAATGGTCATTGGCTCAGCAGGTGGCGCAGGCATTCAGGCCCAGAACCTAGAGGTTCCAAGGGATGATGACGCCAAGCGTGACATGCTAGCTAAGATGTTTGAGCAGTATAAGAAGGCAGCTCAGTAAGCAAAAACTGTAAAAACTTGTAAATCATTTACATTTTTTACTGCTAAGCTGGTATTAGTCCGATGTACAGCCCCTAAGAGGGTCAGGGCAAGCGACAATCATTTATCTATTTGTTAATTGTTATCTACTCTTAGGAGAGTGAAATATGGCTGGTCAGGGCATTCTGACTTTCGCCTCTGAGGCTTTGAAGCTCGTCTACGGCGACCTTCACATGCAGCTCAGGGACAAGACTCCAGCACTTGATTTCATCAAGGCTTCGGCGTCAAACATTACTCGCAACGGTAAGGAAGTTGTATTCGACACCCACATTGGTCGTAACCAGGGTATCGGTGCACGTAACGTTCGTGAGAAGCTACCAACCGCTGGTGCTCAGAAGTACAAGCAGGCTCACCTATACCTAAAGAACCTATACGGTTCTATCGAGGTTGACGGTCAGCTATTCGAGCAGGCAGCTGAAGACTACCAAGCCTTCATCAACGTTGTTGACAACGAAATCAAGGGCCTACGTCGTGACCTAGCGGTTGACATGAACCGCCAGATTTACGGTGACGGTTCTGGTACCATCGCTGTTGTAGCAACCGCTGCAACCGCTGCAACTGAGGTTGAGTTTGACTCTGTTCACTGGGTTGAGTACGGCATGATTGTTGACGTACTAGACGCATCGAGCAGCTTCGCTCAGCTACACAACGAGGTTGAGGTTGTGTCTGTTGACACCGCTACCAACACCGTTACCTTCGGTACTGCTGTTACCGTTGCAGTTGGCGACATCATCGTACGTGCATCTAACACCACTAACTCCTACGGTAAGGAGCTAACTGGTCTAGCTGCAATCGTTTCTGCCACTGGCGCTCTACACGAGATTGACCCAGCCGACACCCCAGTATGGGCTTCGACTGAGGTTACTCTTGGTTCTGTAGGTACCCCTGGCACCCTAACCGAGCTAGACCTAATCTCTCTAGTTCAGAAGGTCGACAAGCAGGGTGGTGACGTAGACGTATTCTTGGCTAGCCCAGGTGTATACAACGCTTACTGGAACCTACTTCAGTCCTTCCGTCAGTTCACTAACACCGCAGCTCTAACTGGTGGACAGCGTTCCTTCACCTTCGAAGCACTTGGCAAGCCAATCCGCTTCGTTTCTGACTACGCTGCACCTAAGGGCACCCTCTACGCTCTATCGTCCAAGGAACTGGTCATGAACCAGAAGAAGGACTGGAGCTGGATGGACCGTGATGGCTCTATGTGGAGCCGTGTTGCAGACACCGACGCTTACGAGGCTCGCTACTACTTGTACGCAGAGCTTGGTACCTACCGTCGTAACGCACACGCAAAGCTCTCGAACATCGCAGAGCTTGGCGGTATTTAGTCAATAAACCCCAAAGGGAGCTGGTTCGTCTCGCCAGCTCCCTTTGGCATTTCTATAGAATAAAACTATGTCAATTATTAACTTCGCTCAGATTGATGGCCTGTACACCGAGCATCAGCGCCGTGTAGCAGCCCTAATCAAAGATATTTTTCCAACCGTTCGCTTGCTACGTATGGAGTCAGGCCACCCAGACTTCGACCCTAACCGCCCGTTTGCTCTGGTAGACGAGCCACACATGCTTCCGCCATACCTAATCCGCAACCTAGCTGAGTCTGAAATCGACCACAGGCTAGTTGCATGGCTCGCAGAGAACAACATGACTGACCCTAATTCGCAGGTAAATAAGCTACAATTGTTAGAGATGTCACACGCTTTGCTAAAGGCTAAGGAAGAAGACGACTGGCACAAAGAAAAGGCCGACATCATGAAAAGTGCTTTGAAGTCCAACAAGCACAGTTGGACTCATGATGGTAAGACTCTAAGGAAGTAGCCCATGCCAGCAGAGGAGTTTTCCTACACAGGTGACGACGTAGCATTCAGAGTCCGCTCCTCGTTTGGAGACTTCTCTGGAGCCCAGCTTAGCGATGCTGCAATCCTGTCTTGGATTAATGACGGTCAGCGAGAAATTGTAAATAGCAACACTTTGTTGCGTGCTACTAAATACTCGAACATTGTTGCAGGGCAACAGGATTACACCTTCCCAGAGGACAAGGTTTTAGCTATCGAGGCCGTTTACATTAGCGGTTACCCAGTCGAGAATGTTTCGCCTCAGGCTGCACGTGAGTACATCTTGAAGCTTGACCCGACTTTGCTTCTTGAAGCCACTCGCCCTGAGATGTGGTATGAGCGTGCTGGTGTTATCACCTTTTACCCAGTACCAAAAGAAAACATTACCAACGGGCTAAAGCTAGAGTACGTAAAGACTCCAACCAACCTCTCGGTCCTAAGTGGCGACCTTGGCATTCCTGACCGCTACTTCAACGAGCTAGTCAACTACGTAATCTCTCAGGCGCTTGAGTCTGACGAAAACTACGATGCAGCCAACTACAAGCTTCGCCAGTTCAGAGACGGACTAGACAGACTCAACCTGAAAGACAACCTCTCTCAGATTGACTTGTACCAGCAAATCCTTCCTGACCCAGATGACTACATGTAATGTCGCAAATAATTCGTGAACGCAGCGCAGTCCTCCAGAACTTTACTGGTGGGCTAAATAACTATTGGGACCAATCCTCAATTCAAGATGCCGAGCTTGCAAGGCTTGTCAACTTTGAGGTAACTACAAATGGTGCGCTAACTTCACGTCCCCCAATCTGGTTTGAAGAAGACGGCACTGGGGCTACAATTTACACCCCTGCTGAAAATGAGCCATTTGATGTCATTGGCATCTACGTTGAGGCAGCTGGAGCTCGCTCATTGGTTGCGGTTACGGACACTAAGACATGGGTATACAACGTAGAGACCAAGACATGGACTCAGATAGCGACTTTCCGTGCGACGGACTGCACCCAGTTCCAGAACAAAATTGTGCTTGCATCCTCTACAGCTGGCGCAGGTGGATTCTGGGAAGCGGGAACCTTTACGAACACTCCGACCATGCCTGCCCTTGGCGGAATCGAATTGTTTCAGAACAGGTTCTTCGGTTTTGGCATCCAGGGCACTAACACTGCAAACACTGTTTACTGGTCCGATATCACCACAGCTGGCATTGAAGGTGAAGCTAACTCAATCTGGAACTGGCAGGATGCTTCTGGTTACTTCTACGTAGAGATTGGCGCTGGCGATGGGCAATGGATTACTGCGCTGGCTCAGGGCTACAACGACATGGTTGTTTTCCGTAACCGTTCTACCTACCGTTTTAGCTATGGCGAGTTGCCCGAAGAAGGCACAATGCAGGTAATGCAACAAGACATCGGAGCAGAAAATGCCCGTTGCGTTGTAAAGTTTGAAAACGCTCACTTCGTTTTATCTGGCAAGACTCTTTACAAGTATCAGAACTGGCTGTTCTATCCTCTAAACTCAGAGCGTGTCAACTTCGAAAAGCAGACGGACTTTGAGCCAAGGTTTGAGCACGCTGTTAGCATTGTTGGTCGCCGTTGTATTGTCTGGCATGGTGGTAGCGTTTACGCTTTTAACCTTGATACTTCTACTTGGTCTGAGTGGTCTTCACAAAAGCGTATTGGCTATTTTGTCACTATTCCAAGGCAGTCTGAGGA